GCATAAATAGAGGATTTGAAAAGTGATTGAACTAGCAGCAGCAGTTGGTGGGGCTTTATTAACAGCTTGTTTTGTTTCTGTTGGCTCTATTTCTTACAGAGGAAGACAATCAAGAGATGACCTTGTACGTAACACAACAGCTATAGAATTATTAACAAATAAAATTGATACCATGCACGATGACATGAGAGAAATATTTCACCGACTAAAAGAAGTAGAGCTAAGTGTTGTTGAATTAAAACCTAAAAGATAAAATAAGTCCTAGATGGGGAGAATAGGACTTATTGACTTATGCAAAGAGTCAAGCCAAGATTAGCAAATCAGTACATAATGTAAAGAGTAGTATATTTTTTTCTATGCTTGCCCTTTTAAAACCTATTATTTTTACCTTTCTTAGATCCAAAGCAATTAGACAACTTGCACTTGATCTCGTTCGTGCCTGTGTCGAAAAAACAGATAACGATGTTGATGATAAATTATGCGATATGTTGGAAGATGCTTTATTTCCAGGTAGATGAACCATAAAGAATTTTTTAATATTCTTATTGGCAACCCACCTCCTCAGATAGAACTTGAAATTGAAATAAGAAAAAGAGAGGTAAGAGAAATGCCTGATGCTGTGTTAAAAGAAATCTGTTGTGAACTTATAAAAGAAACAAAACTGCAAGATATGTTAATAATGGCTGCCATGCAACGTATCACAGAAACAGAAACTAAGTTATTACGAGCAGAAATGGCCTTGCATCATCACGTTAAAAACCTAAAAGTAAAAAAGAAATATAAAAAGAAAACTTTACTCGACAGATTCAAGACTATATTGAGCGTGTTCAGATGATCTTTTATCGTCCCACAAGACTTTGTAATAGTATTGTTTAACACCAACCTTATTTGTTTTTGTAAGGGCTTCTGTAATGCTTCCTTGTTTTATTTTGAACTTATTAGGAAATCCTGTTGTGAATTTTCTAATGACACGATCATCTATGTTAAACCGTTGACCTATTAACGTATTGGGCATAGTTTGATAAAAAATAGTATATTAGTTTCAACAGTTATTGTACCTATGGAAAAGCCAAATAAAATAGAATTATTAGAGACTCTCCATACTGTTCTCATACAAGAATTGTTAGACAAGGTAAGAAGTGGAGATGCAAAACCAGGTGATCTTAACGTAGCAAGACAACTGTTAAAGGATAATGGTATTGAATGTATCCCAACAGAGAAGAGTCCTATGGAAGATCTCATGTCAAACCTTCCAGACCTTGATGTAATACCTAGCATTGAAAGATAGCTAGAAGTCTTATCACAATTAAAACTATGAGTAACAGAAGATCTTTAAGAATTACACAAGAAAACGGAAAAGTTTATTTTAGAACTATTCCTTTAGGTAAAAAAAAGAAAAAAACTAAAAAAGAAAAATTAAAAGAACAAGATAGACAATTTTACCCAAAATCTTATTACGGAATTAAAAACGCATAACCCTTGCAACCTTTACCAGAAAAACTACAAGACTTTAGATACTTTCTAATCATTACCTGGCGACATCTTAACCTGCCAGATCCTACCCCTGTTCAATTAGACATAGCTGAATACTTACAATACGGTCCTAGAAGAAAAATCATACAGGCTTTTAGAGGTGTAGGTAAAAGTTGGATTACATCTACCTACGTTGTGTGGAAACTACGAATGAATCCACAACTAAAGTTCCTTGTTGTCTCTGCAAGTAAGGATAGAGCAGATAACTTCTCTACTTTCACCATGCGTCTTATAAACGAGATGCCGATATTAGCTCCACTACGTCCAGAAGACTCTCAGAGAAACAGTAAAATAAGTTTTGATGTTGGCCCTGCTCAAGCTGACCATGCCCCTTCTGTTAAGTCTCAGGGTGTTCTGGGACAGATGGCAGGTAGTAGAGCAGATGAGGTAATTGCTGATGACGTGGAAGTACCAAACAACAGCTTTACCCAACCGATGAGAGACAAGTTAAGTGAAGCTGTAAAAGAATTTGATGCCATCCTTAAACCAAACGGTAAAATAACCTTTCTCGGTACACCACAAACAGAACAATCTCTCTACCTAACACTAGAAGAACGTGGATATACAACTCGCATCTGGACTGCACGTTATCCAGACCTTAAAAACAACTATGGGGATAGACTAGCTCCCAAGTTAGCTCAGAGCCTTCAAGAAGAGCTTGTAAAGCCTAAAGATCCTGTTGACCCAGAAAGATTCACTGCGATAGATCTAATGGAACGTGAGGCCTCCTATGGCCGTTCTGGGTTCTCTCTGCAGTTTATGCTTGATACTTCGTTATCAGACCAAGACCGTTACCCTCTTAAGCTTTCAGACCTAATAATCTCTTCAGTAAACCCAGATCATGCACCAGAAAAGGTAATATGGTCCTCTTCTCCCGAATATGTCATCAAAGAACTACCCTGTGTTGGGTTTAACGGTGATCATTTCTATCGACCTGCCCAACAATTCGGTGATTGGATTGAATATACAGGAGCAGTGATGTTTGTTGACCCCTCTGGTAAGGGTAAAGATGCCACAGGTTATGCAGTAGTAAAGATGTTAAACGGTAATCTATACGTCCCTGACGCTGGTGGTCTTAATGGTGGATATAGTGACGCTGTTTTAACAACTTTAGCCAAGATTGCTAAGACCAATAAGGTAAATACCATACTCGTTGAATCAAACATGGGTGGAGGTATGTTTGCAGAACTCCTAAAACCATTCCTTATGAGGTATCACCCCTGTGAAGTACAAGACGTTCGTAACACTAAGACCAAAGAACTAAGAATTATAGACATCCTTGAACCTGTAATGAACTCTCACAGGCTAATAATCGACAGAAAGGTAGTGGAAAAAGACTATAGATCTAACCCCAACGAAGCTCCAGAAAGAAAACTAAAACTACAACTCTTCTATCAGATGTCTCGTATAACAAAACATAGAGGTTCTCTAGTACACGATGATATCCTTGATGCCCTATCAGGTGCAGTAGCCTACTGGACTGACTATATGTCTGCTGATGAAGACCGTAACATAAGATCCAGAAAGGATGAATTACTTTCCGCTCACCTTGATAACTGGGGTTCTTATCTTAATAACTCCGTCACTCAGGCAGCCATGGGAATGACTCATAAACAAATAAGTAATTCTAATACTAACCACGATGGTTTCATAAATAATTCTTATTAGGTACCACCTGTAGATAAATATCTCCCTTTCTCATGAAAGGGGGGGATTATAGGGGGGGATAGCGACCATAGATAAATAATAGTTTAACTATGTCAAAAGAATGTAAGTAGTAATATGCCACTGCATATTGCTGCTTAGTAAAGTCCATACTAGACACCACAGAAAAATACAAAGTCACAAGATCTTACACAGAACAACTGCCTACAGAATTATCTACTAAAATAAATAACATAAGATTCCTATAAGACACTTCTGGGCAGTCTATAGGGATCTTATAGTCTTCTTATAGATAACTTATAAGTAACTATTAGTTACTTATAGATAACTATTAGTAACCTTAGAAGAGGTTTATAAAATAATTTTGGAACAAAAATTTGAAGGGTTTACGCATATATAGAAACTTTATTTTTCCCCATATAGGTCTAGTTTTCTGCAGAAATAAAGCTATATATAAAGTTTTTTATTAGTAGTACTGTCATATGGACAGAGCTACAGTATAGATACTGACTAGGTTCCTGGGTCAACTAATAGTATTTTGGACAGAATTGGACATAAAAATGGACCATGGGGTGGGATATATAGGTCTATTGTTACAAAGTGTTAAGAGATTTGTTGTTTTATTTTATCGATGCCCACCACTTAGTAATACTGATAGTCAGTACTAGTTAACTAATAGATAACTAATAGATAGCAGTACTAAGTCCCAGAAACTAATTAATTAAATGACTAACAACCACCACGAAGAGAGTCTTAAAGCTGCCAGACGTGCAGAGATTGAGAGACTATGGTTTGACCAGGAAGCTACTAACGAGGAGCTACTGGAAGCTTACAAGGCTCTTGATGTTAAAGAAGATGAAAAGCCTAATTAATTTTAGGCTTATTTCTTTTTTTTATTTTTTATTATTCCTGGTCGTTATTATCCTTAGCAAAATCTTTAATGAACCTTTTAAGAATTTTTTTGAAATGAATTTTTAACAGGCTCATTATGAGTCTATTGTCCCAGAATTTTATTTATCAAATGGAAACCAAAATCAAAGACCATGAAGAAGCATATCTACATGCTTTAGTATTGGCTATTACTGCACCTAATGATGCCCTATCTCAAGAATGTGTAGAGATGGCAGAGTCTATTGGATCTCATCTAACAGAGAAGCAGAGAGACCTATGTAAGAAGGGTGTTGAAGTATGCATGGAGTTATTAAAATGAAACTAAGTAACAGTCAAAGCATCCCTGTTGAATATTTAAAGGGAGCTTGTATCTTTTTATCTGAAGGGGATGAAGGGAGGTATATAAAAGATGTGTGTGTGGACCTAGAAAAACATTCTATTATTCTTATTGATGACAATGGGGATGGAATGTATTGGGAGTCCTTGAAGCATGCGTCTATCCAATTCCAGGGGGGTAGGTAATGTATTTAAGTAAAAAAGAAGCAAGTTTTTTACTTCATTCTTGTAGAGAAGAACTTGTATATCGAAAAAAACAATTAGTAGAAACTAAAAAAGATAAGGATCCCTTTATACAAAATGGAATCAATTTTAGTGTGAAAACTGTTGAGCTAGAAATTAAAGGGATGGAGGATCTTATTGAAAAGATTACTCATGACTATCAAACAGGAGGTAAGTAAATGAGTGATTATCCGTACAACCTTACAGCCATAGCTACGCATTTAAGGGAGCTTGCACAGTCTATTGCCAGTAAACTAGACATCAGTGAGGATGATGCCTGGGATCTATGCTTAGAGAAGCTAGATACAAAACTAATCCAATTAAGAAAGAAGGAGAAAGATGATCCAATGTCCTAACTGCGGTAGCAGAGAATCTATTGCACACCAAGCAAGACAAAGACCTAACGCAAACTATGTGTGGAGATCTCGCACATGTAAAAATCCGCAGTGCCGTAAAAATTACAGCACAAGGGAGTACTCATTGGAAGAACTTGCTAAGTTAATTGATGAGGATGAGGAATCTGTCGTAGATTTACGCAATCAATGTGATGATCTATTACAGGACCTATCTGAATTGATAACCCAGTACAAAGTATCAAATGACTAACGTAGTAAACCTTACAAAGTACAGATATGATCGTGAAAAAGCGATTGATGAACGTATAGAAAATGCTGAGGCTAGAATTGATGAATTAAATTTGTTGATTTATGCCTGGAAGTTGTTGAAACATGAGTAAACAAGAACAGGTAGAGAAAGAAATGTGTGATCGGGGGTATGATTCCCGACAACGAAAAGTCCAGTTAAATATTAAGAAGGGAAGAGAATCAGAGAATGATTATGCCAGAAGCATGATCGCTGCTGGTCTTGCACCATTATCAAAAGCAATACAGTCTTTTATTAATAGGGCTTGGAGGGGAACACCAGGCCCAAAGGCTGTTGCTGCTGTAAAGCTATCGGAGTTTCCTGATATTGATGTTGTTGCCTTCATTGCTTTTAAGGCAATCATTGATGGTGCATCACAGGGTAATACAGCTACACAAATAGCCATGCAGACAGGTCATTTGTTAGAAGATGAGATGAGGTTTAGTATCTTTGAGGAAAGCGATAAACGACATTTCACTGCGGTTAAAAAACACATAACTGATACAACTCATCCACGTTATAGACGCAATATGATGATAGGTCATATGAATAGTCGAGGGTTTGTTTTTAAGAGGTGGGCAGAAGAGGAAAAGCTACGCATTGGCATGAAACTATTGGATCTATTAATCAATACCTTGGGTATGGTTAAGGTCGTATCAAAAAGAATGGGAAGGACTACACAAAACTATGTGGAGTTTACAGAAAGTATTAACGAATGGATGAAAAGACAGAGGGTCAATAGGTTTGCAAGCTATCCAATCTATATGCCCTGTGTAGAACAACCTATCGAATGGTCTAGCACCATTGATGGTGGGTTTCATAGTAAAAGACTGCAACATATCAAAGCTATTAAGAGTAGGGATCTCTCTTACTTAGAAGAGGTAACAGAGAAAAAACCAACAGCATTTTTTCAAGCACTTAATTGTTTACAGAATACGCAATGGGAAGTGAATACAAGTGTTCTTGAAATTGCTCAAAGCTGTTGGGATAGAGGGTTAGAAGTAGGCTGTTTGATTGATGCTGAAACATTGCCACTACCACCTAAACCATTTGATATTGATACTAATGACGATGCAAGATTGAAGTGGAGAAAGGCAGCTAGTCTTATCCATGATCAAAATGCACACGACAGGATGAAACGATTTCAATGTTTAACTTTGTTAGATACTGCCTTGTATTACAAAGATGGTCCTTTCTACCATGTATGGCAGGCAGATTTTACTGGACGAATCTATCCGGTAGCGTCCATATTTAACCCACAGGGTAATGATTTATCTAGAGCCTTACATAGGTTCCATGTTGGAGCAGCGATACAGGATGAAAAGGCTAAGAACTGGTTGGGTATAGCTGGTGCTAATCACTGGGGTCTTAGTAAAAGTAGTTATGAGGAAAGAATAGAGTGGGCTAATACAGAAGGGGCAGCACTGGCAAGACAGGTGGCTAGCAATCCAGAAGCGACTGTTAGTTTATGGGCAAATGCTGACGAACCATTCGAGTTTCTGGCCTGGTGTATTGAATGGGCTGATCTGTTGGATGAAGGGTTTGGGTTTATATCAAAACACCCTGTCCTGTTGGACGGCACTAACAATGGGTATCAACATTTTGCTGCCATGACTTGTGATGAAGAGCTTGCGGCCAAGGTTAATCTTATTAAGTCTGATGAGGTAAAAGATCTTTATGATGAAGTGAGGGCAGAATTATTAACTGATCTTGCTGATAGTGAAGACCAGTTAGCTGTGGAATGGTTTGAGAATAAAGAAGTTATTACAAGAAAACTGGTAAAAAAACCAGTAATGGTTATTCCTTACAGTGGTACGTTATTTGGAATTACAAAAACAATCAAAGAATATTTATATAAACATGATGTAGATCTACCTTGGGAAAAAGATAGCTTTGCACATAACTATTTTCTAGCCAGAAAAATTATTCAGACTGTTAAAAAAGTATGTCCAAAGTCATCAATCATCATGGAATATTTAACAAACATTGCTAAATGTTATGGCAATGAACATAAAACAATTAAGTGGAATACACCTTCTAAGTTTTATGTTAACCAGAATTATTTCATACAAAATAGTAAAAGAATAAAGACTAAAATAGGCACCAGCACTGTAAGGTTGTCACTTAATGAAGAGACTGATGAGGTGAATAGTAATAAATCTACAAGAAGTTTTGCTGCTAACTTTGTTCATAGTTTAGACGCTGCTAATGTACATTTAGCACTCGAGAAAAGTCATAAAAAAGGCTTGAAGAATATCACAACAATTCATGATTGTTTTGGTTCTACTGCTGCTGATATAGAAGAATTTATTTTTTCTGTTAAAGAATCTTTTGTTGAAATGTACACCTTTAATGTATTGGATGATCTATACGATCAATCCGTACAACAACTTAATAAACCTAGAAAATTACCGACACCACCAGATTTAGGGGATTTTAATATCTGTGAAGTCTTGGATGCACCATATGTATTTAGCTGACAAAGGGATGACAGATAAAAAATGTACGATAATATCAATGTTACGTCTACCGCAGACGATTTTAAAAGAAACAATTAAAGAAAATTTTAAATGATTAAACCTGAAATTCGTAATTTCACTACTCCCTGCTGTATTTTGCAATACGCTTGGTTAGTGGAGCCTGACACAAAATTTGATCAGTCCGGCTTATGGCAAGTTGAATGTCTTATCGAACCAGAGAAAGCACAAGCACTTGAAGAGCAACTCAATGCACTTCTCGAAAGATGGAAAGCACAGTTAAAGGCTGCAAATCCTAACAAGACATACAAACTAGCACCTGCTCGTTTTGGTTATGAAGAAGTTGATGGTACTCCTTACTTCAGAGTGAAAACAAAAATGAAAGGTGGTGGAATCAGGGCAGACGGTACACAGTGGAAAAAAAGACCACCTGTTTTATATAACTCTGATGGTACTCCTATGTCAGAAGAACAGAGACAAGCTGTTGACAAGCTTGGACCAGGCTCAACTGGACAAGTCAATATTAGATGTAGTGGATGGGAAGCACCAGCTTTTGGTGTCGGTATAAAACTTGAACCAGAAGCTGTAATCATTCACAACTCTGTTGAATATGTCAAAGATGCAAAAGGCTACGGCTTTGAAACAAAAGAAGCAGTCGTTGAAGAGAAGCCCAAAGTCCAAGGCTTTGAGACAGTCTCATCAGGGACTGAATTTTAGAAGCAAGTTTGAAGCTGGAATAGCAGCTACACTTCATGCAAATAAAATTCAATTTACTTATGAAACACTCGATATTGACTACAAAATCAGTTGCGTTTATAAGCCTGATTTCATCCTTGACAACGGCATCTGTATTGAAACTAAGGGCTTCTTCTCAAAAGAGGACCGCAGAAAACATATTGCGATCAAGACGCAAAGACCCGAACTAGATATACGTTTCTGTTTTCAGAACAGTAAAGCAAAATTGAGTCGTGGCAAAAGAAGTTTAACCTATGGTGCTTGGGCAACCAAGCATGGTTTTCTCTGGAGTCATGGCTCTATCCCAGAAGAATGGTATGAACAGCAAGAGCAAATATGTAAGAAAGACTAGCTGCCCTGAATGTGGCAGTAAAGATAACATGGCGATCTATGACGATGGACATGGATATTGTTTTGGTTGCAGTTTTACATTGCAGCCAGAGAAAGAAAAACCCAGAAAAGCTTTTATCAAGACAGTGAAGAAACCATTACTAAAATTTGTTAATCCAAAACCTTTACCAAAACGTGGCTTGACCCAAGAAACTTGTGAACTGTTTGGCTATGGAATATCAGAACATCAGGGAGTGCCGGTACAGGTTGCAACCTATGAAGACAAGTTAGGTAGGCAAGCAGCACAGCATATAAGATTTCAGAACAAAAAATTTATCTGGGTGGGTGATGTAACAGAACTACAGCTATGGGGACAGAGGCTTTGGAGACAACAGAATACAGGTAATATGTTTGTCACCATCACAGAAGGAGAGATAGATTGCATGTCTGTTTCACAAGTGCAAGGTAACAAGTTTCCGGTAGTAAGTTTGCCTTCTGGTTCACAGTCGGCTAATAAATATATAGCTGCGAATTTAAAATGGTTATCTCAATTTGTACGAATAGTAATCTGTTTTGACAGTGACGAGCCTGGCATGGCTGCTGCCGAAAAAGCAATTAAAGTCTTACCTGCTGGTAAGGCAGCTATATGTAGACTCCCTAGAAAAGACGCTAATGAAATGCTCCTCGCAGGGGAAGAGAAGGAACTTAGAAAACTATTATTCCAAGCAACACCTGTTAGACCAGATGGAATACTTAATGCCTCTAACCTCTGGGAAGAACTGACAAAGAAAGGTACTAACAGTGTCTGTCCTTTTCCTTATCCAAAGTTAGATGAGTTTACAAAGGGCTTTCGTAAAAGTCAGATGATAACGATAGCAGCAGGTAGTGGGACAGGTAAATCGACTATCTGTAGAGAACTAGCACATCACTTTCTTAAGAATAAACTGACGGTTGGTTACATTGCATTGGAAGAAAGTGTACAAAGAACAATGCAGGGGATACTCGGTGTAGAGATGAATAAACCCCTGCACCTAGAGGATAATGTAGAAGAAACAGAAGGGTTAAAACAATCCTTTGACAAACTGTTTGGTTCAGAAAAACTATTCTTATATGATCACTTCGGATCTATGGACCCTGACAGGTTAATAGAACAGATCACCTATCTTGCAACAGCAGAAAATGTAGATGTAGTGATATTGGATCATCTAACAATAGTAGTCTCTGGTATCGCAGATGTAGATGAGAGAAGAGCTATTGATATTGCGTGTACAAAATTGCGACAGGTCGTTGAATCTACTGGTATAGGTTTGATACTTGTTAGCCATTTAAGAAGACCACCTGGACTTTCGCACGAACAAGGACAGACTGTAAGTACCTCTGATTTGAGAGGTAGCTCTGGAATCTTACAGCTATCAGATTTGTGCATATCGGCAGAAAGAAATCAGCAGTCGGAAAGCTATGCAGAAAGAGCAGAACTACAGCTACGAGTACTGAAGAACAGGCATACAGGGATGACAGGACCGATAGATAAATTATTGTATGACCAAAGCACAGGAAGACTTGTAGTACCTATGTCCACTTACTTCGGAAACTAATGACTATACCTAAAACTTATGTCATTAGAAAAATCTCACAAAAAGAATGTTACGAATGGTTTATTCGTAAACATTATTTAAAACGTCTTGCGTCTTTTTCTTTTTGCTTTGGCCTTTACCATGATTTTTTTTTGAAAGGTGTTTGCAGCTTTGGTAGACCTGTTGCTCATGGTGTAGTTAAAGGTGCTTTAAATGGTAAATATATGGACACATTTCTAGAACTAAACAGATTAGTTGTTGATGATAACCTCAACAGAAATGTCTTGTCATTTTTTTTATCACAAAGTTTACAACAATTACCAAAACCTAATGTAGTAGTTTCTTATGCTGATTCGTCACAAGGTCATCATGGTTATATTTATCAAGCAACAAATTGGATATATACAGGTTTATCTGCAAAACGTAAGGACTATAAAATCAAAGGTGATGACACTTTACATTCAGCAAGTCTAATGGACAGAGAAGGCAGACAAGTAGGTAAAGGTAAAATAGCTTTAATGAGAAAAAAATATGGAGACAATTTATATACAGAAGATAGACCAAGAAAACATAGATACTTTTATTTCTTAGGTAATAAAACACAGAAGAAAGATATGAAAAAAAACTTAGCTTATAAAATTGAACCATATCCAAAAGGTCAGAACCAATATTACAACTCTTCTTACAACCCATCTACACAACTTTATCTCTCATTATGACTTTACTTATTGACGCTGATTGGCTTTTGTATTCTTCATGTTGTGCCTGTGAACAGGACATAAAATGGGATGACAATTTACACACTCTTCATGCTGATGAAAGAGATGTACATGAAATGATTGATGGCAGAGTCT